CCCGTACGGAGTCCTTCCACGCCGCCCACAAGGGCACCGGCAACCAACGGATTACCAAGGAAAGCCAGCGAAGTACCCGCAGTCAGCGGGGCCAGAGCCAAACCAATGATGGTCGGCAGGAGCTTCTTGAGGAAGTTAGCCTCATACAGGCCAGTCTCCGGGTTCAGGGTCAGGCTGCCACCGTGGGCCAAGGCAAGGCTTTGAAGCCCTTTGACCTCTTCGGGAGCCATGTGAACAAGCACAGAGTCGCCGTTCCGACCTCGTGACTGCACGAGGGAGGCGAGTCCTGCCATAGATGGGTTCTGATTCATAGTGCCCCCAAGGGGTCAAGTTTCGTGGATATTAACACTTCATACCGACACATTGGACACCCACGTGACGGTCAAGATGACGGACGGGATTTCGGGAACATTACCCGAGGCGGGTTCTTCTGCCAAAAATACGTTGGTATCTGACGACTGCCAAGCCAATTCAAAATAGTCGTTCTCAGCCAACGGCAGCACAAAGTTCCAAGCAGCCGCAATCTCTGAGTTAGGTCCGTCAATCACTACTTTAGTTGCACTGTTTGCAACGTTGACTCCGTTCACCATCAGCCAGATATACACAGCAGATGCACTACCGCCGGACTTGTCTAACTGAGCAGAGAACTGAATGTTGTAGATAGCTTCTTCCGCTACGTACACGCGAGAGTTGATGGACCCGATACTGACGTTGAAGAAATCAACCGTTCGGTTATACGTCATTTTATTGACGGTATTGGCAACAGGATTAGTTTGATCTACGTCGCTATAAAAAGACCCGTACGGTCTGGGCGCGTTGTTACCGTTACTAACTTGGTTGAAGTACAGCCGCATTACGTTGCTGTACTGATCCATAAAACGCTGTTCGTAACTCACCGGTGCCACAGGCAAGCTCGGGTTGACGATGTTTCGTCTTTTGTTACTACTGCTCATCAGCGACGGCCATCTGGACGCACGTCAATACGCATGGCACCCATCTGCCAAGCCACGCCCTTGTCTACTGAGTCCAACCGGAACGACATCTGACGACCACGGATGCGGGTATAGACCTGCCCCGTAAACTGTTGAACCGGTATGGTCGCTGTGCGAGTCACGGTCGGTTGATCTGCAGCCGTGTAGTTACTACCTGAATTCTGGCGAGGTTTGACCGTCAAAGTGATAGACGGGCTGTTGGCATTAGAGCCAGCAAAGGTCAAGTCCGGCAACATACGCCAGACGTATCCAAAGGTCTCACCGTCAGAGATATCAAAGTCTGACGACTCAATGTATGCCTCGATTGGCAGCGACGGCGATTGCGACACGTCGTCATTACCAAACTCATGAAGCATTACTTGGTTCGGGACTTTATAAGTGACCGGACTGTACTGAATATGACTTGCAGCAGTAGTGCTATTAACGCCACGGGTACAACCAGTAAGAGTGTTGTTAGTTTTGCCGGTATAGCTGATCTGTTCCGTACCAATCGTGATGACCCCCGAGTTCGGGTATGACGCAGCATCGAGCAACGATATCGTGGTAATAGATGAGTTGATCGCCGTATCCAAATATGAATTCTGGATACTGAACACGCCAAGCGGGTACGTACGCAAACCCGGCGAGTCTAGCCACGCGGTACGATCCATCGTGCCGTAGTACCAAATACGTTCCAGATGGTTATAAATGACGTATCGGTTGTTTACCTGACTATCAGCCGAAGGGTAGAACCACCAAATCTCGTTATAGCCTTCGTTCGTGCCGCACACGATTTGGCCGTACTGACTGGTGTTGATATCGGTGTAAACGTACTGACGAAGCGTGCAAGGCAGCGTCTCTACACGACCGGAGTACATGTAGAACTTATCGACACCCATCCAGTACGTCACGTTGTTGACCGCAATCGCCGCGTTCGGGGAGATGATGGAGATGTTGTCCATCAACAGATTGATGCCCCATACGTACGGCGGACCAAGGTACTGCATGGAGAAGAGTGCAGCATCCGACCAGATCAAAATTTCTTGACGGGTATCTAGCGCACATTGAATAAACGAGCCGTGCGATAAAAGTTGCTCACCCGATTGGTTGATTGAAGTTGGTACCCAGTCGTACGGATTGTCGGCATCTGACCAGCGAACCAACATCGGGTCAAAGTCAGCCGTAAACGTGGCTGGGCTGTACGGATTTGAACCAAAACAAATCGTGAAGTTACTGACGCTAGAAGTCAGGACTTGGTTGGTCTGCTCGGGGATGTGCCGACCAGCGTAGCTAATGATCAGAGTAGAGATCGTAAACGAGCCGGTCGTCGTAGCCGATAACGGGACAGAAAAGCCGCCGTCATAAGCCGTCGTGACGTACGTGCCTGCCGCGATGCCGTTACCAGTAATGACCGCACCGGACTCAATACCAGTCGGATCAGCCACCGTAATTGTTGTAACTGAAGCCGATACCGTAGCCGTAGTAGTGGCTCGGATAGTCTCGTTGGCGATGTCTGAAAGCAGTCTGGCACGAGCATAGTTAGCCAGATCCAGCGTCCAGTAATAGATCGGGCCGCGCCGATAATTGAAGATTAGGTCATCGTTGAAGTTATCTTGTGACCACAATCGCAGGTCAGTACCCACTGCCGTAGCAGAACCCCAGCCACCTGATCCCCAAGGCGGTTTACCCCAACCGACGCCGCCACCAAACGTGGATAGGCCCGCAGGAAGTTGCATCTGCGATACCACGAGCGAACCACCGCCTGATCCGGTCGAGGTCGCTGGGTTTGGCGCGACGATCTGATAACTGTCTGAGGTTGGAACACCAACAATCTCAAACTCGCCATCAAAGTTGATGCCGTTGATGACGCCGCTGTTGGCTACACCTGAGAACGTAACGTACGTACCAATCGTTGAGCCGTGTCCAGTCTGCGATACCGTAACAAGCAAACTACCATCTGTAGTCGCAAATGGATTTGCTCCAATAACACCAGACGAGTAGATCGGGGTTACGTCGTAGTAGATGCCACCGTTCTCAATGTAGTACTTGGAGTTAGTACCAAGTCCAAGAAGGTTGCTGCCGCCGAACGTGATCCAGTTCCACAGGGTATGGCAGATACCAAGAAATGTTTCTGACGACTGGTTGACCCAGCCACCTAGCTTTTCGGCATAGCCAGAGCGAAACCGCACCTTGTCACAGGCGAAGTAGCCGCCCTCGTTGGCGTAGCTCGTGGACTCTTTGTTAATGCCGGGGCGGAATTCAAGTTTTGTAAGTGGCATCAGGAGACTCCCGACAGGTACAGCGCACGTTCGTCATTACGCCGTTTGACCAGACCCGGCAATACTCTACCACCCGCCTTCGTCCATTTCAGGAACTCGTCAGCCGCCTCTTCCAACTCACCTCGGTTGGTCTTCATCCGAAGGGAAGAGCGTTGGAGATTGCCAAGGCCCACGTTGAAGGCAAAACTGACGAGAGAATCGAAGATTCCTTGATTGCCAACAGCAGCAGGGCAAAGTCGAACCACACCACGCTCAAACCGGCCAAGGTCTTGAGAAAGAATACCGTCCACCTCGTCCATCGTGAGAGTGCGATCCCACCCTGCGGGTATCGGTAGATCTTTACGTTCATTAAATGGGATAGCAGTGTGTTTTGGATCAATCACGTGACCCACGCCTACCGTCCACAAAAGCGCCGGGCAGCGGTAAGGCTTAGTCCTCACCCCTTCGTGGTGCTTGATCATCTGGATGGCGGCAGGGCTGACTTTCACTTCTTGCCAAAAGCCTGTGTCCCAAACCAGAAGGCGATGATGGAGGACAGAATCAGCATCTCGTCATCCGAGAACACTTCTGCCATCGCAGCGGCGAAAGGCACACCCGTGTTGTAGGCGTACCAGACTCCAGCGATGTTGATGGCGACCAACTCCAACACGAAGATATACGTCACAACCGGACGGACGCTGGCGCGGAGGTTAATCATCCACTGCGATGCGCCTTTGCCAATCTCCATGTCGTGCTGATACAAAGCCACGCGCTCTTCGGCTGCGGACTGAACCTGCACCTGCTCCAGCTTGATCTCTTCTACCCGTGCCTGAGCAATGAAACCACGCTCAGCCAAAGCCAATTCACGCTCCTTCTGAGCAGCGACGAGGGCCAACTCATGCTTTTTATCCTGCCGGTCTTGGAAGATTTGCAGGATCTTGGGTAGCCCACCTGCCAAGAAAGACAGGAAGGTTGAGATCATTGTCATCATGATTACGCCTCCGCAGGAACTTCCTCAACCCATGACTGCGTGGCTTCATCCCACGTATAAATTTTGCCATCAGTCGGATACGGCACTGGGGCTTCCCACTGCGCGGTGTCTGTATTCAACACCCACGACGGGTACGGCTGCGGCGGAACAAATGCGTCAATAGCAGCATCGTAGGTGTAGCCGATACCCGCATAGTTCTTACGGATGTTGCCGTGATACGAAGTTTGTACCCAGTTACCGCCCAGCAAACGCTGGCAGAACGCGACACCGATACTCTCGACTTCGTTGCCGTTAGCGTCAGCAGTATCCTTGTTAGCTACGACAATGACGCGCAGCACAACGTTGTTTGAATCAATTTCTGCAAAGTGAGCCATCTCAATCTCCTATCAGTCTTACCAAACCCATGAAACGAAGCTATATCGAACTCCCGATTTTACGGGTTTGACTTCATGTGGATATAAAAAATTACTAGGGAAGATCATCACATCCCCAGTTTTGAAATCTATTTGTTCACCGCACAGTACAAACTCACCACCTTCATAGTCTTCATTCAGCGCGCCAAGCACGGTAAGCGTAGGTATACCCTTTTTGTTACCGTCAAACATGGACTGAATATGGTCACAATGTAATTTCATTTTGGTGTCAGGGTTGTACCGATTGAATCTGCAAAACTCATAGCCGTTCCAACTGTCATACCAAGCTTTCATGTACCCAAAGTCTTCATTTACGTATCTGTTTATTGCGTGCCAAATTTTTAAATCCAAGTCTTTTTTGGATGGCACTACATCGTGAGAAACAGATAGTTCATGATCGTACGACTTTCGCTCGTTCGACATCGGGTTATAAAAAGTATGTTCAGTCCAGTTAATACCTTCAATCTGACCTATAACTGTTTTACAAAATTCAACATCGTAAAATCCTTTGTAGACCTTTACGTAATTTTTTAAAGTTGTGTTAATCATCGTTAATTAAAGCAAAACTTCCTGATGGCGGTTTTATCACTCAAAAACCTAGCATCTTTATCTGTCCTGACATGGTACGCAGATATGTGTGTGTATCCGTGTTTACGAGCAAACCACATACGTTTGTGTCCCATGTAGACCCTTAACACCTCTTTCCGCTTTTTCAAATCATCTGGCAGTTCCGGATTGGGGTCTGTCTGATAATCTGAGTAGGGCGAAAAAATGATAATGGGGTGAACCATGCCGTTATCCAGAAGCTCCTTCTCAAATACAGGAAGAAACTTTTCCGGAAGTTTGTCCATGAATACCCCTATATCTTCAATACAATACTCCGCATAAAACTGTGGAAAGTCATTTTGTTGTGACTTCAACAACCTATACATGTAACCCGGTTAGAGACTTTTCATCCCCAACATAGCCAACTGGAAACGTGTTAAACGACAAACTGATCCGGGTGTCTTGACCCTGCACAGTCTGAACCATGTGCGTGAGGCTAGACGGGAACAGGATCAACTCTTTTGCGACTGCTTCAAACCACCAAGACTCGGAGTTGTACAAGTTCCAGTTCTCGGTCGGCAGACT